ACCTTTGTGGCTGATAACAAACACATTGGTGTCCTTATCCATTTCATATAACAACTTCAAAAACTCATCTGTACCCACAGTATCTAAACTGGAATCAAACACTTCATCCAATATTAGTAAATTGGTGTTGGTTGAATTTTTCATCTTGGCAATTTGACGCCAAGTAAACAGTAATGCCAAATCAATTCTCATCTTTTCACCTTCAGAGAAATTGGCATAACTAAAATCATCACGGTGTCTGGACTTAATAGACTCCTCAAAGTTCTCATTGATATTAAAATTCACAAAGAAGTCCATTGCTGTTAGGTATTTGTTAATCAGTTTATTCATGATTGGTAAATACTGCTTGATAATCTTTGTTTTAATACCTGTATCTTTTAGGAGATTACCAGCAAACTCCAGATATTGTTTCTCAACAGAAAGTCCTTCTTGGTGTTTAATCAAAGCGGTCAACTCAGCCTTCAACTCAACTAGTTTTGTATTTTCTTCTTCTAGGTTGTCCTTACGATTAGATAACTCCCCAATTTCTTTCTGCATCTTAGTAACATATTGGTTGATGGCAGACACCGTAGAATTGTGCTTTACAATTTCATTACTATGTGCCGTAATATGTTTTAGGTTGTTTTGTATATCTTCAAACCTTTTATTGGTTGTGGCAATCTGAACTGATAATTCTGTAAGTCCTTTGTTGACCTCCAGTTTAGTTGAGCCCAAAGTAACCACTTGTTCCTGTCTAAATGATTCTTCAATTCCTTGTTTACAGGTGGGACAGTTATCGTTTTGCTCATAGAAAGACACCTCTTTATCAATTTTTTTAATTCTAGATTCTAGCTTAGATTCCAACTGTAGTAACTTGGAACTCTTAGTCTCTACTGCCAGTTTATCGGCAATTTTACTTTGTAACACATCAATATGTTTTTGAATTAATCCAATATCTTTCTGTAAGGTAAAGATTTGGTCTACGCTATCTGCCACATCTTTCTTTTTCTTTTCTATCTCTGACTGGTTGTGCTTCTTGTGTTCCTCTATATTCTGTTTCTGTAATAGTATCTTCTCAGATGCCAAATCCATGGCATACTTGTTCTTCAATGTTCCGTCTTTAATGACGGCCATTTTATCTTTAACAATGCCATTCATTGAGGAGAAAATTTGAATATCTAGTAAGTCCTCAATGATTGCTCTTCGGTCACCAGGCGACAGCTGCATGAACGGAACAAATGAGGCGGATCCCAAGATGACTACTTGCGTAAAAGACTTATAGTTTATTTTGAGAATGAATTTCTCTAGGTGGTCTTGGTAGTCTTTAGCTTTCGCATCTTGGTCCACTAACTGATTATTACAATATACTTCAAATGTGTTTGGTTTAATACCACGAATAATCTTATACTTCTTTTGACCAATAGAAAACTCAACCTCAACCACACCTTGTTGTTGATTGATGGAGTTTAATAGATTGGGTTTATTGATTTTACGAAATGGCTTTCCAAACAAACCAAAACACAAGGCATCCAACATAGTGGATTTACCTGCACCGTTATTACCTATAACAAGTGTGTTAGGTGATTTGGTTAGGTTTAATTCCGTAAAGGAGTTACCGGTGGAAAGAATATTCCTCCACCTCAACTTTTCAAATATAATCATAAATCAAGAGTTATTTTTTTCTTTGTTACTATTTGTAATTTTTCATGGTATTGATATATTAAAGATTCTTTCATTTTTTCAATTTCTTCAACACCAATTTTATTTTCTATTGCTTTAATTAATAGTTCTTTAGTTATATTGGTACCATCAATGTAAGGTTCTCCCTCAACATATGGAAAATGTAATACCATTAATTTATGTATTTCAGGATTGTTTTCATCATCACCTATAGCATTTAAACAATGAAAAAACCTAATTTCAATAATGACATTTTCTATATCACCATATTTTTCTGTGGTAACTTCTTTGAATTTATAATAAAAATCATATTTTAAGTCCATATTATGCTTGCTCCTGATTCAATGCCTCAACGTATAATTCACGCATTACTGTTTTCAGCTTGTTATTATCAATAGATTCCTCTGAGATACCATCAACAAACTTTTCTATAATAGTCATAGTATCTTCAGCTTGGTCAATCATATCATCTTCTACGCCTGTTGTCAAGTCAATAAAGTCCTCAGCAATGGTAATATCAATTGGATTAACATTGTATAATGAAGCCATGAACTTGTCAAACAGATAAGGATTAGTTTGATTCACAACCACGACTTTAACATAGGTATTGGTATATTTGGTTAATTCTTTATTGTTTATTTCTGTAATAGATTCCACCTAATCATCATACACAATACGATGATACATTACATTTGGATTCGGGATAAACTCCAAAGTACGAGTAGACAAATCAAAAAGGTGAAAACCTCTAGTGTCGTTGTAATCTTGCCACGTGAGCTCATAAGGATTCCCAAGGTAAGTAATATTGTCTGAAGTAGAGCGATGGTGAAAGTGGCCAGAAAAGACCATATCAAATTTCCTAAAAATTTCACGACTCAATCCTCCATCAGAGGTCATACCACGGTGCATGGTAAATCCAGCAATCTCAAAATGTCCCATACAAAGAGAAGCGGAATTGTTTTTAAGTTCCAACATACTCTCATCATAATTCTCAGCACAAATCCAAGGCATCATCAATACATCACAACCGACTTCACCATAATTCAAGTGTATTGTCTGTGGTGAATCTATAACGTGAATGTTTTCATACTCATTAAGTAGAAGGTCTACAGAGTTTACATCATTGGTATTTTTAAAGTATGTGTCATGATTGCCAGCCAACATATAAACTTCAAGGTTGTTTCTGGCTAACTCATCAAAGAACATCTCTTTGGCACGTTTAAGGCTGTAGAAGTTTATGTATTTCCTACGGTCAAACGTATCACCGAGTATAAGAACAGTAGTAATGCCATTATTGGCAAGACATGGAAAGAAAGTATCTCTATAAAACTTTTCATAATAATCCAAGAAATGAGGTGAGTCATTCCTTGCTCCAAAGTGTTGGTCTGTTATAATTGCTATTTTCATAATACTATTATATCACTCTCCTAAGAACTTTTCAAGCCCTTTTGGTTTTTTTACCTCTTTCTTTTTATCCTGAGCATCTTCATAGTTACCTATAAACTCGGCAATATTATCGTACAGTTCAAATTGTTTACTGGTGCCATCTTCAAACTCCATCATTTCCATTTCATCAAGTATGCCCATTTGTTGTGTGGCTTTATACTTAACATATAGTTGTTTCTTTTCTTTTTGAATCCTTCTTAGAAAGGCGTAGTATATAATCTGTGTAAAGTATGCAAATGGATTCTTTGATTTGGTTGGATCAAAATTATTAAAGTACATCAAACAGTTTTCAATACCATCAGACATCATTTCTTCACGATAGGTATAATTTATGAAGTTGGGTTTGTGTGATAGTCCCTCTGCTATCTTCATAAAACACTCACCTATGTAATTAGGAATGGCAGGAGGTTGTTTTTTATCTTCTTTAGCACTCTTACACTTATCTTGGTATTCCATTAATGCTGCCAAGAAATCAGCGTTGTTAATGTAATGTTTTTGCTTAGTCGCCATGTTTACCACCTAAAGTTATTGACAAACGCTTGACAAGAGAGTAAAGTTGAGTATGTCCGGTTTTGAGATTATTAATGTAATACACCAGTACCATCATATTGTATATCCTGGAAATCATTAATTGCTAGTTGTAATTCTTCATCAGTCATTTCTTTTGCCAGTTCTTTGGCACTTAAAACATTCTTAATCTTTTCCACAGTATACACATAGTAGTCCACAAATTCTTCATTTGGTTCTGCCATTGTCAATATATCTTTGGTGTGTATCTGTAATTGATTATTTTTAATTAATTGTATTGGAAGCCATTGTCTCATAACCAAACCAGCATCTATTCCACGAAAATCAACAGAGAAAGCCATCGGCTGATCCAGTATGTAATGATTTAATCCATCAATAGAAACATTGGCAATCAAATCTTCCCCATTCTGTAATTTTATTACTTGTGTTTTATGTTCAAGCATTTTTTAATCCAATCTTGTATATTTTGAAAGGGAACTGCTCATCATTATATATCTTAGTTCTTTCCACGAAATGTTTTAAGGTATAGTTCATATGTTTTTTATATCTAAGGTCGTCGGCAATATCATAAAGAGTTGCTATTTCTTTACCTTCACTTTGCCTAAGGCCTCTACCAATACTCTGTAACGTCCTAATTGAAGATTTAGTTGGCATTGCAAAGATGATGTTATGTAAATTTCTAATATTAATACCTGTGCTAAAAGTACCATAAGAAGCCACTACAATTGCATCGTTTTCAATCTCCATAATTCTTCTAATTTCTTCACGGTCAGTCGTATCAGTTCCACCGTGCACAAAGAAAACCTTTCTGTCGCCAATCTTCTCTGTATCCTTTATCATATCATACAGGATTTGACCATGTTTGTCAACCATTTGATAGAGTATTAATGTGTTTTTGCCTAGGCTAACCGCAAGATTCTTAATGAATTTATTTCTAACTTGGTTGGATATTAGATACTGTATTTCTTCTTGATAAGTTTTGTCTTTATACTCTAAACATTTCTCATCTGGATGTTTTAATATGAGGCATTTAATCTCAAAGTCAGACACCTGATTCTTATCAATCAGTTCTCTGGTACTAATTACTTTGTTTACAGGTCCAAATAAACCTTCTAATACAAGCTTATGAGTTTTAGTACCATCTAAAGTACCTGTAAGACCAACACGATACTTGGCATTGATACAGGATGTGAGTATAGTTGTAAGTGATTGTGCTTTGAATAGATGAGCCTCATCACCTATTACATAATCAAATTGATGAAAGTATTCTTTAGGCAACTTATATAAAGATTGCCATGTGGAAATTATTAAAGGTTTGCTTGACTCTTTGTCTTTACCTTGATATACTCTGTGTAAATGTTCTTCCATGTTATCGTTATTGTAATCGGCAAAGTCTGAGTATAACTGTTCAACCAAAGATGTGGTTGGAACGATAACAAGGCCTTTAAGATTTTGATATTGTTGTAATTGACGAAAGATAAGATAGATGATTAATGATTTACCTGAAGCCGTAGGAGATAATAACAATGCTCTGCGCTTACGCATGGCATGAATATAACCTTCTATTTGATGTTCTCTTACCTCAATTGGTTCACCACGAGCATGGATTTTTAAATCGTCTATGAATTTTTTGGCATGGTACAAAGGATAATCATCATCAACAAAGTTATGAGTAAATGTATAATCACGCTCTTGGCAAAACTCCTCTACATTACCAATAAGACCCATGTATATTTGAGAGCTTCTAGAATCAAAAAGCCTTATCTTTCCATCCCATATTTTATTGCGATAGGCTGGAACAAAAGTATAACCAGGAACAAAGAATGTAAAGTATTCCGATACCTCTTTAGCAATGTGTTTCTCACATTCTATTTTGGCATATACTTCATTTACTTTGGTGATGGTTAGTTGTTCACTCATTCATTCGCCATTTGTTTTCTGGTAAACCATAGTCCCATTTTGGATCCATTTCAACATTCCATCTAGTGGTAGCAACATTAAAATCTGGTATTTTCATTTCTTTAGGATTAGAGGCTGGTTCTAAAATAACAACACGATTGTTTGGTTGTGCGGCAAATTGTCCATTGTCGCATTTAATAAAGTTAAAAGATTTATGATCCTCAACATCTTCACTATGGCCACAATCAAGAGTGTTAAAATCAGGATGAGCACTATCAACAGTAAAGAGATATTCACCTTCTAACCATGAACCATCTTTCATTTTAATTTTACATCTCATATTTGCTATCATTGCTTTTTTAAGCACAGTAATATCATAAGACATACTGTTCCATAATTGTAAAAAATCTAAAGGATATGGATCACCTTCTATAGGTTTCCAACAATAGGCGTGTAAAGGTAATTTATCATAGAGAGCACCATAGTTGTTTAGATATGCTTCAATTCTAAATGCTTGACTTCTCTGAGATTTTAACGATATCCACCAACAAGGTTCAAGTTCTCCGTGTCCTTTTTCAAAGTCATAGAGGAACTCTCTACGAATAAAACATTTAACTGGTGGTAAGTTTGCTATGATGTGTGACATTATTGTCCTCCTATAAATTTTTCCCATGATATAAAATCACGAAGCTGCCATGTTCTTTGTTTCAATTCATTCATAATGGATTCTATTACAGATACCGTTTCTTCATGATACACCTTCTTCTCAAGTAACTTGATTAGGTCTCCGTCTGCTTCCAGATAGGTGGTGATATCCGATTTAAGTGTAAACTGAAATGGAGTCCATCCATATTCATCTAATTCGTCTTTGGACATTTTACCTGTGTAGTATTCCCATTTAATTTTCCGCATACGGAGATAATCAAAGTGTGCCTTCTTTGAGGCTATTTTATGCTTTGTGAGTATACTGAGGTATTTGTTGTGTAGTTTAGGTATCTTCAGCAGTTCTTTGCCAGGCTCTGTCTGGTCCATATCTGCATCTGTTTCCCAATACTTTAATACTTGTTCTAGATTTTCCATAATATTTTCAATAATTTAACACCAAATCTACATTATAACACGACTTATGTTATCGTGTCAAGCCAATGTTAAGCATTAATTGGAATGAATTGGTGATAATCAAACACAAAAGTGGCTGAAGCATATACAATATCATCTGCTGACATTTTAGTATCAAAGATAATATCAGACAATGAGACTGGAAAAGTATTCACAAAATTAACCCTTATAATTGGATTGTTCAAACTATTTAATATAGTTAATGTGGCATCAGAATAATACTTTAATGAATTAGACTTATATTGATTCTGTACAGTAGTTAACCTTCTTCTCTCCTCAAAACTCTCTGGAGAGGCAATGGAACGAAACCAAGAATGTATTTGTTGCCATGTGTCTAATGCTTCATCAACGGCAAAATCAATGTTTAATTGATTATAAGTTATCTTATTACCAGGAGCAAAAATGTCTAACATTGGAGTTGAGATTGGTGCTTGTCCTAGATTAACACCAGGTATATTTACCGATTGGCAAAAATATTGAGATGAACCAATCCTATCAAAAGATAAAATATATTTTGATGGCTGTAAATAATTTACATTTTCTGGGATTCTAGTTAGTGCTGTCATTTATAAACTTTTTAAGGTCAACCATTTTTTCTTTTTCAATCATAGTAATTATATTGCCTGTCAAATCAATTTCTTTTTGAATAAAAAACATTCTTAACTTGAGTTCTTCCAATTGCTGGTTATAATACTCAAGTTCTTTTCTTTTTCTGGTTCGTAAGTCCAAAATTTCATCTAAAAGAATTATGTTTTTTTCTTTCATACAAGTATTTAGGTCATAAAAAAAGAGACCTCCGAAGAGGTCTCTATAAAATATCACTCTGTGGTGATTTGATTACATCAAGTTCTTGACGCCGAATAAACGATAGTATACGTTTCTACGAGCCTGTAATTTGCCATCATCCGGAGTTACTCCAGAAGCACCATTTGAGAATGGATTAGCAACCATACCGTAACGAGTCTTAAATCCAATTTTTGGTTGGAATGTATACTGGTCAACAGCACGAACCATTTGTAGAGGAACGTATGGGCAATAGAACAAACCTGCGTCATATGGTGAAGTACCTTTGTAACCAATTGTTACTAACTCTTGGTTAGATGTGAAACCACCAAAGTATGGGTCAATATAAACCTTGATTCTACCGTGTAACAAACCAGCAAATGTGTTACCTGTATCATCTACTTGTAAGTCAGCTTGAAGAGCAGGAGTATAAGACAACACACCAGCCATTGCCATTGCAGAAGCTACGTCAGAAGAAACGATAAGAACATTACCTTTACCTCTACGAGTTTGCTTAGCAATTACGTTAGCATCACGTTCAATTTGGAAAATTAAGCCTTTGAAACGCTCAACTGACCAACGACCGTTAGAGTCTGTGTCTAAGTCAAAGAAACCAGCAGTAGTAGTACCAAACTGAGCACCAGCAACAGCACAAGTATAAATTGTACGGATAACTTCACGGTTAATTTCAGATAGAATTTCTGTAGACAGAATGTTTGATAATTCTGTTTCAGCATCAAGACCATGAATTGCTTTTAAGTCTTGTGCTAGTTCTAAAGAATACTCTGCCTTTAGAGCACGTGATTGTGCAGTAACAGTAACTTTCTCAATAGAGAATGCCATTTGTTGAAACACACGGCTGTCATCGTTAATGCCTAAGAATTCAGCATTAGCAGTTGGCATACCAATACCAGAAGTAGTAGTATTACCAGTTGGGTTTTGAAATTGTGCTGAAACGTCAGTTGCACGAGTTCCTTGAAAACCGAATGGATTATTCTCAGAGAATGAACCAGAGAATGCTGTGTTTGCTTCGTTATAGAAAGCTTCAGCACCAGTTTGGTTAGTGTAACGAGCACGCATTGCAAAAATCAATCCTGTAGGACCAGTCATTGGTTGTACACCAGCAACGTCATAAGCGATTAGATTTGGTAATGCACGGCGAACTAAAGAAATCAAGATTGGATCAAAGTTCTGAACAGATGAACCTGTAACGTTGGTTGCACCAGCGCTATAAGTTGTTTCGTTCAAAGCTTGTGAATCTTGACGCATAGCTTGTTGTTGATTTTCCAAAATGAGAGCTGTAACAGCTTTCTTGTATGGGTCTTTGATGGCTTCTAATTCTGGATGTTCCAGAACTGGCTGCCATTTTTTCTGTAATTCTTCTGTTAAATACATTTTATTTTCCTTTTATTTCAAAGTTTGTGAAATGGTTTTTGAGTAAATATCCATCATTGGATCAGCAGAAACACTTGGCTTCTTTTCATCTTCAATATGGACTTCATCATCTAGAGCGCCAGTACTTGCAACTTTAACATCGGATTTGAAATATGATTCTTTCAAAGTTTCCATTTTAGTTACAAATTCTTCTTCGGTAGTAAATTCCACACCCTCTGCGAGTGATTTTAATTTTTCTACTTGCGTTTGCGACAGGCCTTCACACGCTGTGTAGATAGCCTCAATTTTAATTTGTTCGTTTAATGCTTGTGATAATTCAATACCACGACTAATTTGTTCGTTTAATGCTGACTCAAGTTCATCAACTTTTTCTGTGAGTTCACCAATAACGTCCACTTTATCTTCTGGAATATCAATGTAGTGTTCTTCAAATAGACCTTTTAGACCAGTAATAAAATCTTCAACGATTTCGGCACGGAGACCTTTTTCAATTGCGATTTCATTGTCTTTAATCCATTCTTCTACCATATAGTTTAGGTAACTATCAACTTTGGCAGCCAAATCTTCTTTGATTTCTTCTACAGCAGCTTCAAACTGTTCAATTAAATGCTCTTCGGCTTCAGCAATAACTTCTTCAGCACGAGCAATAACGGCAGCTTCAAAAATTGTAGACGCTTTGGTAACGAATTCTTCAGAAAGATTTTCGCCAGACATTAATGCATCAATATCTTCTTTCATTTTTTCCTTCATCTTTTCTTTTTTGAGTTCTTTT